TATGTTTAACTGCTCTCATTCTAGGTTTTGTTTTAAATCCATGAAGTTTTGCTTGTAATGCAATGTCGTCGTGGTTTCCATCGTCTATTATTTCAAGCAACTCTATAACTTGCCTCATGGTATAATTCTCATAAAGCTCGTCTGGCGTTCTAACTCCATATGTTTTTGCGAAGATATTAAAAATTTGGGACCAGTTAGATTCCTTTTGTTCAATATCCCCGCTTAAGACTTTTTTAGTTCGGCGTCATCCTCATCAATATCAGGTCTTGAATCTTCAATTGATTGCGATAATGGCGGAAGCAAAATACTAAGAATAGAATAAGTATCTTTCATAGCGTCAGTGAAACTTTCCCAAGTTGGAAAATCACTCTTGTCTTCCAATAAAAAATAACAAGCTTTTGATATCATCGCCGCATTGTTATTGGTTAGGCCTTGAACGAATAAATCAAACCCGTCATACTTACCTTCTGTAGAAAATTCACTTGTAATCCATACTTGTGCAGCGATACTAAATTTTTTTAGTCGGTATCTTTTCCCGCTTATCTCGAATTGCCTTAGCGCTGGATTAAATTTTGACATTGAATTTTCTTTCATTTTTTCTCCTTTATTAAACTATTACATATTTTATATTTCACATGCTACTATTATTCTGTCCGACAAAACAAATGGTTTCGTTTAATGTTGATAAAAGAAAAGAAAAAATATCGTTCTCGAAAGATTTCTGTAAGATTGACCGAAGAAGAATTTAACGAAATCAGGATTAAGGCAAAGTTGTATTGCAAAGATTCTATAAGTTCGTTTGTAAGGCATGTAGCATTTAATTATATAGCTGACGTAGGCGAAGAAAAAGAGGGGCTTTTAAACCCCTCCGATGATTCTATTAAGGACAAGCCCCAAGAGCACCTTTAACTTTTCTAATTGTCGCTATCTTGCCTGTGCAAGTATCAAACAACAGTTTAATAGTTAATTCAGGAATACTGAAAACAGTTTCCTCTAAGGCGATTGGAAAACCACCACCCACTGCTTTATGGATATCTATTTCTAGCATATCTCCATTACTTCTTTTTGCTGCCATTGCAACGATACCATGCTCAGGAAATACTGAACCTGTTTTCCCTATGGAAATTTCAGTAATACCTTCATGCGCCGCTGCTGCTTTAAAGAAAGCAGTCTCACCAACAACCATTGCAATTACGCCGGCACCGCCAGTTAGTTCAACTCCTGTGTTAGGAATTTCAACTGCTGTTGCCGCTACAATTGTTAACGGAGTTACAGTTATTTTTAATGCATCATTAACGTAATCTAAATCATTCCCATTTGAGAACTCAATATTTGTTGTTAAATAAACATCAACTGTAGTTGCAGTAACTGGGACGATTATATACTGACCTAGTTTTAAATCAGCCTCCGAACCCGTTTTTACTGTTGCCGTTGCAATCCCTGTTGATGCATCAAAAACGGATACACCTTTAAAATTTGCAAAACCGTCAACCGTTCCAGTTGTACTTGCTGCAGTTGTTGAAACTTCTGCACCTAAATAAAGCTCGAATAAAAAATCAGGCATTGATTTAACTGACGCGCTAAATTCGGCACTAATTGTTTTTGCTTCCGATGCCCATGCATAAGAATTTGACCCACCAAATAGATCTTCAAATTCAGCAGAAAGCGAAATAGTTCCGCCTGCAAGAACGTTGAAAATCCCGTATGGTAGTCGGTCAGCTCTTTGATATGGAACTAGGGAATGTATCCCAAATGCCATAAAGTTTTCTGATAAACTCATTGTTACCTCTTAGTTAAATTACTTGTTCAACCTTGAGTGTTTCAATAAACATTTTAGGAACTTTTACTTCCTCGCCTTTTTTAATCACTATATGATGCTCATTGAAATGAATCTCGTGATTTTTTTTTGCAATTAGTTTTTTTGAAACCTTCTTGGTTTGTTTTTTTTCGTCTTCCATTGCCGCTCCTTTATAACTAGTTGGTCGAAATTGCCGCTACGACCTTTATTCCAGCACTCCTGTATTGACGATTTGATATATCGAAAATTGTAGGAGTCAAGTTTGTCACCTTAACCTTTAGTCCACTCCATATTTTCATAAAGTTTTTATTGACTGCTGATTCAAGTGCTCTTGTATATCTTAACATCTTATAATGTATGTTTTCATTTTCCGCGCTTCCGTCGTCTGCTAAAACGACTTCAAAAAATATTTCAATTTGCTTGATTGCATTTCCATGTACAGTATCGAAGTTGTCGGGGTTGCCGTACGTTCCCCATACTACAAAATTTTGATAGGAAAAGACCTCTTCTCCTAGCTGTTGAAAATACCATGCTTCATCGCTAATTGGATCAAGCACGTAATCAGCTTTTTCAGTGTCGATTAATAATATCTCGCTATTGAGATTCGTCTTCACGGTATCCAATATCGATTTCAATAAGCATTCTGTGTCAAATATTCTTCTTGTCATTTTTTCAACCTATCTAAATTGTCGATAACATATTGATTCATTATATTAAGCCACGCTTGTTTTCTTCCGCTTGATCGATCTGCTTTGCCTTGTTCCAATGGTGGCCCTGATATAAAAACAGGTTTTCTTAATGGTATCTTTTTCCTTGATTCGTCAGATTGATGATAAATGGCATAATCAACTGTAGTTCCTAAAAGCAACGCTTTTTTAGTTATGACATTTACTGCTTCAGGACTATTGCCGCCAGTTAGAGATGATTCAAGACGCCCAGTTCTTTTAAGTAAAGGATAAGCGAAACCTACCTCCCTTGTTTTTAGCGTTTCGGCTTTTTTTCTTTTGCTTACTGTTTCTCCTTCAAACCTTACATTTTCTTTAGGCTTAAGCCCGCCAAGAGGGGGATATTGTCCCGGTCCTTTTAGTGAGAAAATCTTTTTATTTCCCTGAAAAAATTCTTTGGAAATAAGTCCAAACGGTATTCTAAAATCAGAAGTTGCGCGTGCAAGTCTATCTATTCCTTCAAGAAATGCTTTATCGTTTTCTACAATATAACTCGTGTTAAACGATGCTTTTTGCGCTACCAATTAGGAGTATCCTTTTTAAATACTGGTGTACTTGTATTTGATTTCATTATTGCTTGCGATTCTGGTGACCTTGATTTTAAAGGCGTGTCAGGCAGTGGCATTATTGGTTCTTTTACGCATTCTCCACATTCTTCCGGTGGGCATATTTTATCAAGCATCTCAATGGCCATTGCTGCCCAGTCACTCGTCACGACTTGCTCGGTTTTGTGACTATTCGTTGTTGTTAACGCCATTATGTTTTGAATGACAGATGCGACTTTATATTTTACAACAACACCTATAATTTTAATAGATTCAGTTCCAACTGTTGTCATGTTATAGCACGAACTAAGCCTTGCGCTTACAATTGCCTCTTGCTCAAGGATAAACTCATCGACTTCTTCTGTCGTGATAACCGTGTTGGTTGATTCCGTTCCTGTATCAGCTTCAATCTTAATTCTTCTGAATAATGATTTAACTTTCGTAACGTCAGTATATACACCCATTATTTAATCCTTTTTTCAGCATTATTAAGTCTTGAAAAAACTTCTTTCATATTGTTTTCAATATTGTCTATTCGTCTCGCAGTATTTTTTCCATTTGTTGCAATTTCTGCAAATCTCACTCTTAAATCGTTTAGATCCACGAATATGCCGCGCAAAAAAAAAGCGTTGATTGATAACCCTACTGTCACGAAGACTCCGATTACAGTTAGTATTAGACCTAATGTCTGGCTATCCATTCTCGCTCCTTGAGTCGAATATTATATTAAAATGTAAGTCATCTAGAAAAGTATTATGATCAAAAATACATTTGCCTTTTACTATTTCTCTTGATTTTAAATGAGCATTTCCTAAGCAATGAAAACATAATTCAAAACAATACATTTCATCTTTATTTTTTTCAAAATAATAGTCGTATTTTTTACCTATGTAGTTCAATGCTTTTTCCTGTATTCCAAATTTTTGATTATCTGTAACTATAAACTTAGGCTTGCACCCGATAGCGATATCTTTTGTTGTTAAAAATGTAACAAGATCAGTCAATATGACTCCATTTCTTGTTGATTCTGCTATATAACAAATATCATCATTTAAAATTTTCCCAACATAAATTCCAGAATGCTTTATTTTGACAGGGTTAAATATATTTGTAAGCTCTCCCCTGGTTGTCGTTAGGATGACCGTCCCTACTGAGATTTTATCTCGCCATTGGTAGTATTGCTTCCCTGTTATTTTTTTATGCGTATATGGTGCGTGTTTTCCACTTATAAATTCCAGGACTGGCTTAAATGCCTTTAAAATAAAGTTGTAAATCTTATTCATGCAACAACCTCATGATAAATTAAATTCAATCCAACATCTTTGGCTTCGTTCGTATCGTTTTTATATCTTGCTATAATTTGCATTCCATAATAAACATCTGCATCATAATCTGACTTATCAGAATACAGCAATGAAGAGACAACAACATCGAACCCGAACTGATTCAATAAGTAATCAGCAGGCATTCCGTATGCCGTAGCCGTTGGAACGTCTATTGGCGATTTTACCAATAGATCTATTCTGTCTAGCGCATTTGCGTCGATTACTTCTAGTTTATTTATTTTTGCCTGTGAATAAGGAACGGTAAATATTATATCTTCCTCGGCGTTGGCAGCGATTGTAGTTTTAACCCCGTGCTTTCTTCTGAATAATTTTGAACCATCTTTAAGAACTTTGGTCGCAAAAGGTTCTCTTGAATAATAGTTTCCCATTTTCATGTTAGACGTCGGCATGTAGTTTGCCATGTAGTGCATTTCATCGTCTTGATCTAATCTATGAGCAAATATAATCTGACCATCAACGCCGATAATCTCATATCTACCGTTTTGCATATAACAGAAATGATCTAAACTTTTATTATCAACATTAGTTTTCCAATCATCGTATTCTAGCTTTATAGTTATCATTATTCCCTCGTATATTCTATTAAGGCGCTCTCAAAGTCTCTGCTAGTAGAATTAGTTGATGCTTTGGCAAAAAATTTGATACTACTTCTAAACATTAGCGGCGAGCTAGGTTTAAACGTAAATAAATCTCTTGAATCTTCGAAACCCATTACCATACTTGTATTGGTTGGCGTATCATTCTGAGACAGCATATCGTATATGGCATTAATATTTACCTCGAAAATCTCAGTGGTGTCTACTTCGCACCGTAGAATAATATTTCGATTGTTAAAATTTAGGCCTGCACTATATAAAACACCGAAGTCTGTAATGGAAACTATCTCAGTAAAAGCATCACTGCTTTTTGGTAAATCTACTTTAACGAAGTCGGAGTAAATTTTATAGACCGAAGTTATTCTTGGAATTGTACTCATGTGTCTACACTCCCTTCTGCTAAAAATCTAAGACTGTTAACCGAATCGATATCGTCTCTTATGATAACTTTAATGTAGTCGTCTATTACGAAACTTCCTTGCTTTTTTATTAAGAAAGGGCTTTGAGGTCCAAACCTAGCGACCATAGAGTCATTTCCTGAAGCGTCTACAATTTCATACGACCGACCCGCCCCGTTAGCAAAAAGTGAATCGAATTCAATAGTATTTTTAATAGGCTCGAATTGGAATACAGTATCGCTAGATTTGACTTCGATTAAAATACCGTTAGTCAACGATGCATTTAGACTTAAGAATTTATCGATTTTAATACCGCCCGCGAATGCCTCGAAGATTAAAGAATTAACTACGAGATCGCCCACGACGTCAGCATTAATAATAAACTCTACAGGTGTCACAGAACCGTCTATGTTAAGATCACGACTACCTAAATTTTCTGCAAAATAAGTGAATCGATTACCTAAGACTTGAGGCACTATAGAAGACTTGACTAAAAGCTTTTTAGCCCCGTCTTCTTCAATGACATCGGCGGTGTATGCTTCATCACCGCCGGTTATCCTTGTTACTTCACTTTGTTGTGACTCAGTTATATCGCTCATTAAAATTCAGTCACCTGAATTGTACTATAAAGATCTTGCGCTTGATTATCTCTGTTTGTTATAACAACTTCTATTTCATCCGTTGCCGCTAACAAAACTTCCGCTTGAACTTCAAATTCAATATTTGGGTTTGCCGTTGAATTAAATTTAACACATTTTGTAACCGTTGCCGCTGCTGCTCCGTACTTCAATTCAGCTTTTAGCTTTCCTGATCCTGACACACTTACCTTTAAGGCCTTGCCTGTTTTTGCTGCCGTAATTGCATAAGTGTGGGTCGTTGTCGCATCCTTCGCGACTGCTGCTGCTGTGGCATAATCTACAATGCCATCACCAGGAACTGAATTTGTAAGAGTTGTCGCAATAGGATTTGCTATCGTTCCAAAGGCAGCTCCTGAATCATCTCTAAGCTTAGCTTTTACATGAGCATCGTTGTCAGTATCAACTTCCATACCTTGCGATGGCGTTGTAAAATCTACAATCTTCGACTGTAGTCTTTCGTCAATGTCTGCTTCACTTCTGACTGGCATACTTGTATTTTGATCTGACATAACTAAACTCCTTTTAAGTTATTTATTTTTTCTTGAATCTCTTCCACTTTTTCTTTGCTTATAATTATATTTTGCTTCAATCTTTCGATGTCATCAAGCCTTTCAATTATTTTAAACTCGAGTTCGTCTATACCTAATTCAACTCTTTTTTTAGATAGCTCTATTTTTTTTATTTCTATACTCATGCTAAACTTCCTAATAAATTGGCGTTAAAACTTGCCGCGACTGTTCGTGTATGAATGACTTTCACTTCAACTGTTAAACCTGCTGCAACTGTAAACCCTTTAAATTCAAAATCTGAATTGAATTTTCCCCAGTACGTTCGCCTTTTTCCCTTCGTAATCGAGTTAATCAAAACTTCAAAAATTGCAATATTTTCTCCACTAACTTCAACTTTCTCAAGAGACAGAGTCTTAGCAACTGGAACGGTGTAACTTACAATTGTACTCAAAACACCTTGTGCCACCGAATTTATTTCGTTGTATTCATCAATGAACGCCGAGACGGCAGCATTAACGACGACTACGTTTAATGGGTTACTTGCATCGTTCGTTGGTCTTGTGAGAAGCTTCTGCCCCTCTGTATCAACAAACCACGCTCTAGGTTCGTCTATCAAACTCATTACTTCTCTTTTTTCTTAATGATTTTTTTCTTTACTGGAGCTTTTACTTTTTCAATGACTCCAACAACTTCAATCCAATGTTGTGGGCCTTTAGTTTCAAGCAACTTCAATTCTTCTTCATTAAGATTATATTCAACTGGTTTGTTTGTTACTACATAACGCCCATGTTGCATAAAACCGTTGGGATGAACTTCTTTCAATCTTAAAACTTTTTTCATACTTGCTCCAAAAAAAGAGGGCGTTGCCAATGTCAAAAAAACAACGCCCTCAAGCCCGACTCAGGCAACCTAAATTAGTATTTAAGTTTCATAGATTTCTGCCACATTCCGTAACCGAAACCAACTCTATAATCAACACCGTACTTGTACAGTTTGTTCATAAAGCCTTGTTCACTTGTTGCTTCAAGAGCATCAAACTTTACGTTTTGACGCAATTGTTTAACAACAGCTTTTAAGTTTCCACTGTTTTCAAAAACATACCAGTCAGCACCAGTTAAACGACCTGTAGTCGCGTAAGTTGCTTTTCCTTTTAATGTATTTGTAGTGTTACTGATTAGATCAGCACCAAAAACAGTATCAAGAACACCCTCAAGATCAGGTGACGCGATAACGTGAAGTTTTAATTCTCCCTCGTTAAACGGTGCACTAGTATCATCAGTCAATGCTCTCATTGCAGCTCTAACTTTAATAAAGTCAGCGCTAAGCTCAGCGGCCGTTGGAAGTGCGCCTGCTTTTGTTCCAGTAATTAAATTACTTTGAACACCTGCAACACCTTTGTAGGCATGAGATACTGAATAAAACGGAAGGCCATCAAAGGCAAGACCGATTTCACCATTTAAAATTAGTTCGAAAAATAATTTTCTTGGATGGATTTTTGCTTTACGAGCTAAATCTCCGATACGAATTTTGATACCACCTAATTGGTCATCTTCGATATCATCTCTATTTACTTGTAGAGTTCCTTCGTATGACTTATTAGGAATTTCATAATCGTAATCTGAAACGCCATAAAGTTTTCTTGAATCTTTCCATTCTGATAAATCAGGAACGTTTCCAAGCCAACCATATTTTTCTTTGTTCGATGTGGAAGTTGTTTCCATAATCATCGGCATAACGTCAGCAGGATTTTCCCCGTTGTCGTATGACTTCATAAAAATTCCGCGTAAGGCTTTTTCAAGAACTACACTATTTTTAATTTGTCCCATAGTTCCCCCTATACTTCTAAGTCAACCCAAACTTGAGTTGCGCTTACGAAATTTACGATCTTACCAACGGCAAGTTCGTTTGCACCTTGTGTAGTGCTAATGGTTTGATCGTCACTTGCATAAACAACGCTTCCAACGTCAGCTATTGTAAATCCTGCGCCTTCAAGAAGAAAAATTCCTTCTCTAAGAACCGAACCTTCCAGGTCACCAACAGCCCCACCTGAATTATCAACGGCAAATTCAGAAATACCAGCAAATTTTGCTCCGACTTCTGCTGCCATAACATCAAGATAGCCAGCAGCATTAATCTTTGCGAGCGAACCCTTAAAGAATGCAGCGACTGCCATTGGGTGCGAAACAAGACGACGTGCTTTTTCAACGACTTCTTTATTGTCTGTTAAATTTGCCATTACGCCTCCAACACATATTTAGCGTATTCTTCTTTTGAAAGACCAGAAGCGTTCATGGCCGCTGTATCTGAATCAGAAAAAGTTACACTTTGCTCGCCATCGTTTGAACCACCTTGCGCATTACTATTCATAGTAGTGCTTAAAGCTAGAACTTCAACAACTGACTTACCTTCGTTTAAAGCAACTAATTGCGCTTTATTAATTTTGTTCTCAGAAAAAAGTTTTTCGTTTGCAGCTTTTTCGGCAGCATCCTTTTTTTCTTTTTCCATGAGATCAATTTTTTCACTGAGTTTTGTTACTTCAGCTTTCTGTCCATCAACCACAGACTTTAAAGTATTTTCTGATAACTTTAAATCTGAAATGGTTTTCTCAAGACCAGAAACTTTCGTATTATGCTCAGATAATGAAATGTTATCCACGATAATTCCTTGGTTATTATTTTGGTTTTCTTTAAAGCTTACAATCGCGTCCATTTTTAAAAATGGCCTATTGACTAAACCACCACCTAGTAAGGTTGGTCCGTGCTGAATTCCAGTATGAGGATGAGTATAGTTCAAACTAAACTCAGGAGAAAAATACCTAAAATCACGGTCGCTCAATGTTTGAGCGCCTTTAGGTGTCCATTTAACTTCCCCATAAAGAGTTGTTCCATCGATTGACATAAATACAGACTTAATCCATCCAGCGGCTTTGGCTTGATTATGGTCATAATCTATCATCAAATCAACTCCAACAACTTCTTCGTCGAAATTATCAGCAAATGATTGCAACATTTTGCTCGTCAATTCCACTTCACCGTAATTTGCATGGTAACCCTTTACGACCTTTGCAAGCTCTATGATGTGCGGAAGTGAATCGCTAAATTTAATATTATTATCATCGTTCCCTAGAGATAAAAACGAGCGGTCATTATTTTGAATAGCAAAAACTTTTAAAAGTCCCACTATTGCAATAACTCCATTCGCTATTTCTAAGGTTTTTAAAGTGTCTCTTACAAACTCCGATTCATCCAAGCTCGTAACGATAAAACTTTTTTCGTTTTCTTCAATTAACTCAACTTTAAAATGATTATCGTCTGCCCATATTAAAACAGCTTCTTGATCAGGATAAACGACTTTATCGAATATCATTCCTTGAACCATATAAGAATCTTCAATATCGTTTTCTTTCATAAACGAGTCAACGTCAATGATTGCTTTTTGAAATGATTTTTGGACTAGAAAGTCTCTAATAAATGCCATCTGAATTCCTTTTCAGTTGTTATACTTTAATTATGTTTTAGATTGACCAAATTATCAATCAATTCTTCCAATGATGCACCTTTACTTTTATCTTCATTGAATCTTAACGTTGCGCTTTTTCTATCTGCTGTCGAAAGTGACGGTAGTTTTTGAATATCTGGAAGACTTTTTTGACTAACCAAAATAGCCGACAAATATGACTTACAATTAAAGTGCAGCGGTGGTGAGTATATAAAAAACTTTGTATCGTTTTTAGCAAAAACTCTTCCAGACCCTTGATTTGAAAGTTTGTCGCATATCAAAGATTTTGGGTCAGTATTTATAAATTTGAATGCGTATATTTGCTCAAGAACTTCCGGTGTAAAAAAGAATTCATTGCGAGTTTGATTTACAATTGTAGACGTTGAAGTGATAGATGCCGTATTAACGGTTCGCCCCTCCTCGTATGCCTTTAGTGCGCCATTCATTTCTTCTTGAAGTACAGCTAAGTCGCCAGTAGTTTGTTCTGTTTGAATGTAAGCAAGCACGACAGCGTCTTCTAGGTCAGATGCCATTTTTTCAGCTAATAAGTTTGCTTGAACTTGAACAAGTTTTTTTGCATGTTTTGGAAGTTTTCCGTCGTCTGCAAGTTTGACCGTTTTATATTTTTCTAAAATTTTTGACACTTCAATATTTTCTTGAAGCTTAACGTCAGTTATACCAGTCTCTTTTTCTACCATATCGAGAGACTTATTTGCTGTAGTATTAAGAACGCCTTTTAACTGCTTTTTAAATATAGCAACGCCGCCTAGCTTTATGCCATCAACGGCTTTTAGTTTTTGTCCGTCTGATAATTGCTTATAGTTTCGAGAGATATCAGCGATAAGCTTCTCACCTATTGTCGTAATATTTCTTTGCATTATATCTAAAGTAGGAATCGATTGTTGATCGATCAAAGACTTTGGTGTTTTTGCTTCCGCAAATTTCATTGAAAGTTTAAGTTCAATATCTTCGCCACTGCCTCCATCAGCATCATCGTCACTATCAGCGTCGTCGACACCACCATCATTAGCATTATCATTTTCACCATCTTTCTCTCCATTCTCAAGTATAGTTCCCTCTACTTTCTTAGGAAGGTTGAATAATTTTCTAACATGGTCCTCAAGTGCTTCGTCAACTCCAACAATTCCGCTACCAGTAAAGCCTGTAAGAATTTCCATAAACTCTTTTCCTGCTTCTTCTGTTATTCCAGAAAACTCAAGAGTCGGCATAACCTTAACGGCATCTCCAAAATTCATTTTTACTAAAGACGGAATTAAATCCCTATTGATGGTTCCCTTTATTATTTGCGCGAATGATTCTAGCACTTGCGTAAAGAATTTTTGTAAGTTTTCGCCAAGTGCAAATGCGCCAGAGTTTCCGCCTGTTCCAAGTTCTAAAAACGTGGCAAGAATAGTTCCAACCATTTTTTCATCTTCTCTTTTTATGGAATCTTCAAGTTTCATCGGATCGAAACCACCATTAGGCATTAAATTCAATTCCCAACCGTCGGGAAAAGTTATAAACGAACTCTCTGCGCTCGTGAAAGACTCGAGTATACTAACGGCGGATTTATATTCCTCGTCATTTACATCTATACTCGCCGGAACTTTTAAAGTAGGCGTTGGTATAGCCGATCTTTCAATTCCGATCATTTTTAATGTTTCAATCAGGAGTTTTCTTTTATATGGACCATAAAGAACTCTATTAATAGGAAAACCGTTATCGTCACCCTCTTGCTCATTGTAAAATATTAAAAGTATGTCTGTGGATAACCAAGCATTAACTTCAATATCTCCAGACTGCTCTTGGTGTACTTCTAATAAGTCGCCAGTGTTTGCATCATGCTTCCATTCAGTGATTGTCGATTGTCGTCTCGATCTAAGACCTGCTAATCCCGTATATTGACCTATCACTGAATCTTCTTTATTCACGTGAACTATTTCAAACATTGAAAAACCGCGTGGTATGAATTTTAAAAATTCCCCGAGTTTTTTAACGAAGTCCATATCTTTAAAAAAGATTTGCTCCATTAACGCCGCTGCTTTGATATCAATCTCTTCCATTGACGAAGGTTCAACCGACCATTTGGCGGCTTTTATCGGTGCCGTTATTGCTGTATGAATTTTTCGAACTTGAGGGTCGCTTCTATCCATGCGCTCATATTTGTCTTGACCTAATATACCTATCAACTCGGTCAAATATTCCGCATCATAAACGCCGCCTGAAATTGACGTTCCTGACTTACCTACTGCTTTATTATTAAACGTAGTGTTAATCTCAGACATATAAAATTTCCTTTTATTTTTTGCTAGCTTCTAAAGTTTAAACGCTTTTCGGCATTTTTGAAAGATTTGTTTTCATTTGCGTTTTTCATGCCGCCAAATGAGCCGACTTTTGAGTTTTGCATGTGGTTTAGATACTGCGTCGCTGCATCAACGCAGTTATGAACAACGTAATCATTTAATAAATAATTATGATAGCTTTCCACGTCAATCGCAAAACATTCTTCTTCTCTTGAATATTCAACAGAATCAATTTTTACAAAAATTGCATTACTTGATTCAATTGGAACCTTGTTTATTTTTACGCCTATTGAATCTTTGATTGCACGCACTACTGCAATACATTTTTCTTCCACTTCGTTTTGTTTTGAATAAAGATTCGCATTCAATGCATTTTCTTTTATAGATATTGCATTTTTGACAAAACTCGTATGCGTGACCTCTGTATGCTTGAAACTCACGTTTGCATACTGAGCATTCTTTTGTGTTTTTTTTGTTTGCATATCTATACTTGTCGCAACAGATTGATGAGCAAAATTTTCTATATATATTTTTATCGTATTGAAATGATTTTTTGCACCAAATGCACCCATAACCTTTTTTGATATATTCTTCATTGTATTTATTTGTTGCTTTACTTCTGCAACTGTCGCTGCAATAGATTGTATTAAATTTGGCGTTTTTGTGTGGACTAAATTCTTTGTTACAAGTTTTGCACTTAATATTTTCTCTATGAAGCCATCTTTTCTTTTTTCCGCAATACAATCCTTTCTTCGCGAGTGAAGCAAGTTCGCATGTGATTTCTTGCTGCCTGTCGCTTCTGTCAACCATTCCCGATTTAAATATTCCATGCTTGATGGTATGTTCCGACGTTGTGAGTTGTTCGAGATTTGAGAGCAAGTTATTGTTTTTGTCATGATCTTTATGATGTATAGACATGTCTTTTTGTATTCCATTTTTTGAAAATTTTTCAAACACATATCGATGAAGTCAGTATCTTTTACCGTTTTTTCTTGTTGTGCATTGATAATCCCCGCTTTTTTTTCTTGTCCATTTAAGGCCGTCAAATTCGACTTGACTACTTTTACAATACAGTCCTTTTCTTTCAACATTCCTGCACATACCCAACCTCTCTGAGTTAAGACGGGATGAGATTCTGTCATTTCTATTATCGTATTTTCGATTTTTACTTTAACGATTTTTTTTATGCCCGTGCTTCTTGATTTATACACTCTACCTATTTTTATCTCGCTTCCGCTCCATGACAATACTTTCTGACCTACTTTGATTTTACCTATTTTTATTTTCCCGTGAGGTGTTTGTATCATTGACGAATAAGGATGACAATCATCGTGTTTCCCATTCGGGAAAACCTTCATCTCGTTAATCATATCATTAACCCAAGGTGCAATCGATGGGTGTGGCAAAAATATTCTTTGAGCTTGAAACATTGGCGCAACGGCTTCCGCGCGTTCCTCCTTCGATTCAGTTGGATTTATTGCTATAACATTCTTAACTTCATTTCTAACAGAATCAATAATTGCTTCGCCGTTTGCCTTTGCTTCTATTAAAACGCTTCTATAGTCAGGGTGTTTTTTACAAAAATGCCTTATCGACTCGAGTGATTCTGTGAAACTCATCTTAGCTCTTACTAGATCAATCAAGTAGTGGTCTCCAGATTTAGTTGAACCCCAGTTTTGTCCAACAACATAATCAGAATGTTTTGATTTTTTAAATGTAAAATCCCACGAATGATTTTTTTGTATAATAGTTTTTGGAAGTTCTTTATAAAAATAAAACCACCTAAAAATATTTCCTTCCGCCGGTGCTGGCCTTTGCTGATACTGTCCTGCAAACGTCATTGCATCGGACACCCTCATTTTTTCTAATTCTTCTGCTGTATGCTTAAATGGCCATAAAATATCACCTTTATTTCTCGGGTCGTAGTCACTAGGTCCATCCTCATTTATTGCCGGTAAATTTATGTGAGTGAATTTTAATTCCGTTCCTCCGTTTAATAAAAATCCTGCAGGGTCATTTTCATTTAGCCTTTGCATGATAACAATCATTGGTGTTGACCTATCATTTAATCTTGATTTTATAGTTTGTGGAAATCTGTTGTTGATTTTGTTTAATAGCGTTGGAGAATTTGAATCTTCTGGTTTTAATGGGTCATCTATTATCAATGCGCCTTTAAATGTTTTCGCGCCTATCTTGCCGCTACCAAAACCAGTAACACTTCCGCCCGATGCTGCTGCCGACATTTCGCCGCCTGCAATTGTTTTCCATTTCTTTTTTGCCGTAGAATCTTTTTGAAATTCTAATGGCCATAATTCTTGAAATTCCACGCTTTCAATTATTAGTTTCATTGCGGAAGAATTCGCCAATGCTAAATCATCTGAATAAGCTAAATGTAAAAACTCGCAATCGTAATCTTTAGCGTAACACCAAGCTACAAACATTTTTACAACAATTTCCGTTTTGCTATATCTGGGAGGTATATTAATTATAACGTGTTGAAGTTTCCCTGAATGTATATCCATTAAAACGCGGCACAATGTTTCATGATGCCAATTAACTATAAATGGTCGACGGTATATGTATTTAAATACCCACAAAAGAAATTCTAAAAGATCGCCTTCAAGTTTTCGTTTTAATATTTCTTTTTCAATTTCTTCTGACGAGTATAGTTGCATTTACAGGGTATTGATGCCGCATTTTTCTTCAACGAAATCCAAACAATATTGTACATGATTATTTTTGTCTAAATTTATATTGAAGATTACTTGCATAATAATAAATGCGTTTATCACAATCAATATAGGGATAATAAGAATGATTCTCCATAAGTAATTCATTCATCACCACCTAAAAACTTTTCAAGAAGCTCGCAATATTTTTCATTTGAAACTTCTTTTTCTTTAGCTAAAATCATTTGGAATTCTTTTTGTAGATGCATCAAGCATTTGCGCATAGTTAAATTTGCATTACCTTTTTCGACAATCATTATTTTAGCTTTAGCGAGCGCATAAGGATGAATGACATGCCCTCGCCATTTATTTTTCGTTGGGAGTTTTGTTATTATGCAATTCATTCCGCTTCCGCCTTTGCTGCAATTTCTTTCAGCTTTAATAAATCCGCATCACTTAAATTTTTCAAATGATAATTCGGTTTAGTGTTTATTTCGCCTGTTATTTGTACTTCTTGTTTTTCTTTTAGTTTTCCGAATAGTTGTTCCAAAAACCAATTGATTCTTTTCTCGTCACCCTGAACGATTGCCTTATTCATTACAGACGCGACCATCAATTCAAGTATATTTGTATTTGCATCATTAACGACTTCGACCAGCTCAGGTTTGTTTAAATACAAAAATTTTCTTATTATGATTCTCAATTGCGTCCGAGTTAGCTTTGCTTTTAGCTTTTGCTCGTCAGACATCTTGTTACCGGATGCTAAACTGTTGCCTTTTTTGAATGGTTTGCCTCTTGGTTTGGCTTTTACTTCTTTTAATTTAGTTGTCATTGTTTTTGCCTGTATATAAAAAAGAATAAGTTTTTATTTTATGCCTGTATCCACCTTTACCTTTCGGCTTACATGCACCGCCCATTTTGAAAATAACCATGTTTCTTTCAATGTTTTGCAATGACCAACAGTTTTGTTTTATCATAGATTTATAAATAGGAGTCGATGAAAATTTCGCCATAACTTTAATATTTTCTTTTTTATACATAAGCTCGCTGGTTTCATTTATCAATAGTATACCCAATCCCATGCCTGCATAATCGGGATGAATAACCGTTCTGTTAGAATGATATATCCATGTTTTAGTTGTTTTTCTTTTTGGAACATAATTAGCAAAACATTGAAAACCTATTTGATTTTCACCTTCAAATAAACCGTATAAATACAATTTGCCACCAGGCAATCGTTCACTTAAATAATGATATTTGCTAAAATATTTCCATGTTTTTCTGTCGATTTCTTTGATTGTGAAATTGAGTTTTTCTTTTCTTTCAAAATTTTGCCGAAGTGACCTCCGATCAATATATTTTTGTTTATTGCAATCTATCACCCAATCAGGATTCAACCATTCCATTATATCATAATGGCATGCGCACAAAACGATGGTTTTTTTTTCTTTTCTTGCAAATTTTTGAATTGAATGACTCATGATTTTAGCGACCGTTCTATCTACAACAGAAGTAAATTCATCTATGACAATAACATCATCTTTTGAATTATAACAGGCCAAAGCCATCTCTGCGCGAGCTTTTTGACCGTTTGAAAGCGTGTAGGCTGACCTTATCCAACAAGGAACAGACGTTAAACCAACTCCTGATAATATTTTTTGACAATCGTTGTATTCTAAACTTTTTGGCAATTGTTCTATTATTGGTTTTTTCATATCAATGTATTCTTTGAAGCAATCATCACCGAATATTTGTTTAGCCAAAGTCGTTTTGCCTGAACCGGAAGCACCAACTATTAAACCTATATTGTATTCAGTTTTTAAATCGGCAATGACTTCGAACAAATGCTTGGATTTTTTTTCAACGTCGATATCCAATGAATCCGCAGCTTTTTGGCAACGAAATGTTTTTGATACTTCTGATTCTAAATTTACGACATAAGTTTGCAATTTAATTCCCTTGTTTGAAATTCTTCAAATAATTCATTTTGATTTGACTCGTTTTTGCATTCTAAAACAATTAAAAATTTTTCTTCATCGTTGATTTGATTATCGTTGCTGCTTGTATCATCGTTATTTTCATAATCGTTATTCATTGAATTAAAATCAATAGCATCGAACGAATTATCACTAACAACTTCTTCAAAAGTAATTCCGGACGTGTCCATAAAACTTTCGAGTCCGAGTTTTGTCATGGTTCCGTAATTTGAACTTGCGGCAAGAATTAAGCTCATTGCTTGTTTTTTTGTTTTTGCCATTACTTTTATGCACGGAAATTTTTCTGGCATCTCGATTTTTTCTTCTGACATGACGATTAATGCAGTCAATCTTTGATGACCGTCGAGTAACATGTTGTCTGTTTTGGTCTTCGTTTTTTTCTCCCAAATAAAAAACGGGAAACAAAAACCATTTTTGACAATATTGTTTTTTAATTTTTCGTAGTTTTCTTCTGACAGTTCTTTGAGATCGCCTTGCATTTTTTGAATGCTTTTTAGCGGCAGTGAAAACGAACCAGTACACTTGATTATTACTTTCATATTTTCCTTAATTAGAAGTAGCAATAATTCAAGAGTAGATTATTTAGCGTTAAATTGTAAAGTTTTTAGGTCTTGTAAGGTTTGTGCGTGTAGTCTAATTTTCTATTATAACAATCAAATCATCGAGAAGTTCGATGGCTTCATCTAAACTTTTTTGATCATGATTTTTTATCGAATCATTTATTCTTGCTTTTATATCTTTAAAAATTGTTATGGCAAAATCTTCGGTCATTGTTATTTCGCCCATATTTATATTCATTTCTCTTGATTCAGCGAGCTTTATTCTTTTTATCATGCATCGCCTTGCGAATGAATCAGTTAAACTTTCCATTTCGACTTTCAGTTGTTCCGATTTTTTCATTTTGATTTCTCCTTTTTTCAATTTGTTTCCAATATTTTTATTATTTTTTTTAACTTTTTTAATTGTTTCTCTTTGTAACGAAGGTAACTTACTTCTTCACAACAATCTTCATCAAATAGGTGTTCAATATCTATCAAGTTGCCTTCAATTCGATTTATATCATTATTGACTAGTTTTATTATTTCATCTCTATTTTTCATTTCAACTTCTCCCTTTTTGTTTTTGTTTTTGTGATTATACAACAATTTTGATTTATTATCAACTTTTCAATGATTGCGCATAGTTGCACGTCATGGCGAAACGCTGTTTTTTGCCATATATAATGATGCTTATTTTTGATTCTTTTTGATGTCAGCTTCAATCAGCTTGTTGATATACGCAGGGCTTCGATACCGACGCTTATGTTTTGCTAACACCGAATATTATTCAAGGCAAAACTGCGAGCATGTATTTTGTTTTGAATTTTTCATGACTTTAAATTCGCTACTGCAATTATAAATAACACATTTTCTTTTTTCCAGATCAATCATACTTCAAATACCATTAGTTTCATTTTTGTATCGTAAATTGAAAACGTAAAAAAGCCATGATTGCCAGTTTTCTTTAAACCTTCGATAAAAAGAATTTGATCATGCAAGTGTTTATCGCGCAATGTTTTGCATAGCCTTATATTTTTAAGACGCTCGTAATGCTTCATAACGAACTTATATTCTTTTTCTGTTTTTACTTCGATTGCCGTACATTTAGCTTTATTGAAAAACAATATATCTGAAGTTCCTTTTTGGTTTTTGTTTGTCCTGAACCTTTTTGTTTTCGGATCATAAATACCTGCTGTCGTCACGTTAAGCACATAAGCAAGTTTGATTGTTTTTAGATAGGCAACAATTGATGCCTGTATTACAGATTCTTTCAATTGCCGCCCTTGACAAGAAAGGTCCAGTCAAAATCGGAGAATTAAAACCAGGACCTTTCGCTCTTAATCAACAAAATTAAATTTCGCTGTCGCGCTTTAATTTTATCCATTGCTTGTTTTGATTGTCAATTTTGACTCGTAATCACGCACGCACCATCTGAATGCTTCGCCGTCAAGCATGCAATCCTTGACGTGATATCGACACTCTAAATTCGACCCACAATATAGTATTGATAGGTATGTTATTAGTTCGATCATTTTATTCCTTCTATAATTCGTAATTTTTTAAATTGAATTCACTAATTAGCGAGCCTTGCTGGCAAAATAACCAATATATATTAGCTTCATCTATCAAATCTTTTTCTCTTGGGAAAATTTGATATCCTGTAAAGTTTTTACCTAATAGTCTGTTCTTAATTTCTTGAGCATGCGACCATTTAAAAATCGCCTTTTGATCATGTCTCCTTATGCCTAGAACATAAGTTTTATCATATCTAAAAATCTGAACGGAATAAACTGAGTTCTTCATAAACGCAATTACATTTGAGTTATCTTTTCCGTGCAATTTTCTTATCTCTAAAAATTCAGAAGTTCTTGATTCAAACTCATCAAAAACCGCAGTTCTTAGTTCTTTGCTGAAGGCTGATTTTTCAGCACGTCTTTGCGTTCTATTTTTCATTCCTCGTGCTCGCTGCTTAGTATTTTTTCTTTGTAGTGGGCGCTTCTTAAGTATTCGTATACTTTTCCATTTGTATCTACAAACTCATTGTCATAATAGTCATGCGTGTGAGTTAAGCATGAGTTTTCGCTTCCCTTAAGTTTCCACAACCAATACTTTTTAGTTTTCGGCTTGAGTTTCCAAGCATATCCACGGTCATTTTCTGGTAGCATTAATAGATACTCATGACTGTCGCTTACTCTTTTTAAAAGAATTTTTCTTTCTCCAACAAATAAAACTATTATCTCTTCGCTTGATGAACTAATAATAATACTTTTATCGCTACATGCCTGTTTAATTTCTTCTAGGTTCATTTTTTTTTCCTTCATTATAAAAATTATACTTAACTCCTCCAACACAACTAACAAACATAAAAAATCTTCTTTTTGAATCTATTTTGAATTCCTTAGCGATAGATGTTTTCGAGAAGTTTTTCATATATTTATGGCCAATTTTTACGGTGCTAGTATGCGTCTCCTCCCTTGCGCTGTATCTGTTTGTATATTCCACAACTACTTTTTTTACTTTCATCTTATTCTTCTCCTTTGTAATCCAACTCCTGCGCATACTTAGCAATCAGAAATGTTTTATATATTTGCTTGAATACATTTGATTCTCTGTTGTGGTCGTATTCTTCCTTACCGTTGAGCCATTTAATCCAGTTTTCAGTAGTTTTAGTTTTGCATCCTATTTTTATTTCTGCTTTGGAATAGAATACTTTCCATACGCACTTACCAATACTTTTAAACGTAACCTCTTGATAGCCTTCGACTGTTTGATCGCCTTCGACTATTTGATAGCCTTCGATTATTTGATTGCCTTTGGCTGTTTGATTGCCTTCGACTATTTGATTGCCTTTGACTGTTTGATTGCCTTTGACTATTTGATTGCCTTTGACTATTTGATTGCCTTCGACTGTTTGATTGCCTTTGACTATTTGATAGCCTTCGACTATTTGATAGCCTTCGACTATTTGATAGCCTTCGATTATTTGATTGCCTTTGATTATCAGTAAAACATCAAGGTCTATCATCAAATCGTCATCAATAATCATGTCACCATTCCAGACGTAACAACTGCCGACTTTCTCAATTCTCTCGTGATCCGCTGTTATCTTAATCATTATCTTCTCCATCCATTTCTACTTCTATAAAGCAAAATCATATTGAGACTTTTCTAATTCTCTCTTTGCATAGTAGTTATACCCATGCTCAAAAACACTATCAAGAAGGTCACGGTCACTTAGATATAAGTCAATTTCTTCGCCTGTATATCTAATAATTTCTACTTCTGTTTCATCGTCCTCATTAACGTAATAAATAGCGATAAGCCTAGCCTGATCTTTCTGGTCTAAACATTCAGCACTGTGACCATCGTAATATTTGGTTATAAATTCTTTAACTTTGCTTTTCATTTTAATTTTCTCCAATGTTTATCGATTTTAGAAATACTTGAGTTGATGTTAACTCAGGATTAGAGAACGCAAAAAAGATTTGTCTTGCTGATATCGTCATTATTAATAACAAAACAGCAACGTGAATCACCCATTTGTATGTTTCCATTTTTACTCCTGCCAATCAACTGCATTCAAAACAGCATTTAATTCAACTAAACTCTTTCTTTCTAAATCATCAAAGCTTTTAACCTTCATCACGTCGATCATAAAGCACCCCTTTTCTTGCGGCGTTTTACCTTGGCATTTCTCACCTGCAAGTCTCGCAATCTCGTCAATGATTTCTTTTTTTTCTTCACGCTCTTTTTGTGATTCGGCTTTTTGCTCAGCTATTCGTTTTTTTACTTCTTCATTTTCTTTTTCTTCGGCTTCTTTTTTTTCAGCTTCAAAGTTAATGTTTTCGTTTTCGCTTGTTTTTTCTATGGCCAAATCAAGTGCGTTTGTCTTTTTGGTTTTTGGTAAAAATTTAACAAATCTTCTTACGCATGTTTTTCTTACCATTTGAAAGTAGTCAGTCGTCCATGGAGATGACTTACCTCTTTTAAATGACTCGCTTCTATTTCGTATTTCATTGCATTCGTCTATTGTCATTATCTCAGTTAAAAAATCACCATCTTCCAGTTTTGCTATACAGTAAACGCCTACCGCCTCACCTCTGTCTTTAAATGGGCTAAATACATGTTCTGGTTCCTGCGATATTCCTTTATAATTAAACGTATCGTTTTCATGTACTATTTTAGATTGAATAAACTTAATGGTGGTGTTATCGCAAGCAATGTCTATTAATCCTAAATATGATATTTCTAAACATACTTTCCCTTTTCGTGGAATCAGATAAGCAAAATTTTTCATAGGGTTTAAAGTTAATCCTATTGAGCTTATATTTAATATTGCCGATTTTAATGAGTCAGGGTTATTGACGGCCATTTTTAATAAAAAATCATTTGATTGCAAAAGTTGAATTGCAAAAGTTGATTCTTTTTTGAACTGTAAAGTTGATTCTGATTCTATTGTCAGTTCTGTAAACTTTTCTTCTAATCTTGAAATGAAATTTGTCGCCTTTTGAATTGGCGTAAGTTGATTATTCATTTTTTCAACCCCATTAATAAACTCGCATTGCCTTTTTGTAGAGTAGCGCCGGGAATATCGTCACCATTCTTTAACGCTTTTTTGATTTCAGCTTTTTTAATTTTAACGGTGGTTTCGACAACTTGAAATTCCATGGGTACTTCATCTTCATTTTCAATAACAACAATGTCGGATGGTTTTCGTAATTTAATTTGCTTAAACTCTCCTTGGAAAATAGCTTTACCTGTTTTGTCCATACAGGCTTTAACAAAAATTTCAAAGTTTTTAATTTTATTCTCTTTATGTTTTATAAAATCTCTCAGCTCTGCAATTTTTTCTTTTGCTACTGCGATATTATTTTTTTCATAATCGAAAAATCCTACACAACCATCGACTTTTTGTTCTAATAATAATTGCGCCTCATTTTGAAGTTGCTCGAGTTCGTCAGATATTTCCCCTTGATCTAACATCAATAAATCATCAAGAGCTTTTAGTTCTTCCGATATTCCCCATAAACTTAATGCGGTTTTATTTGTGTTTTCCATTTAACATTCTCCGATATTTTTATAAACAGTATTGTGACGATTCATCTCGTCGTTTATTTCATCTAGCTTTGTAGCTGTTGGGTTTGCTATTTCGCCTCGCTCGCTTATTCCAATATCTATGTCTATAATACACTTGCAACATAACTTTGAACCTGGTGAACTTTCGTCTATGTGGCAATTTACGCAAAATGTTTTACTCATAATTCCTCCGATTTTTAAGTGTGGCATAACGTACATCTTTGCCATCGTTAAATCAATTTAAAAAGCGCTCTTGTTTATTTCCGTGCATCTTGCACAAATGCGATTGTTTCTTCTTCCAGTAAATATTATGTCGCATCTCAGGCATTTAACTTCAGTGTCTTTTTTGCTCCATGGTTTGCTGTATCGATATTTATCATCCTTGCTTTCGTAAAAATATTCTTTTCCGTTTCGTATAACTTTTTTCATTTTCTCACCTAGTCAAAGTGTCAAAATTTTGACTCCCTTTTAATTGCTACAAAATCGCGTCTTAATCGCTCATTTTTTTTGACTCATACATTTTCATTAACAATGCACTTGAGTCGCAAAAATGCGGTGCTCTCGCGTTTATTCGTGTATTTAATCTGTAAACTCGACATACGAATGTTTCCATTTGCGTTTTTCTCTCATGTCCATGTGCGTAAATTTATTTTCAATCAAGAATTTTAAATCGCTTCCGTCAATTTTCACATCGACAAGCCATCTTCCGAATTTTTCCGTCTTGTGCGTCACGATAATAATTTTCTCGCTTTTTTCAAATAATTTTTCAACGTAAGCTTTGACTTCTTTTCCTTGAACTTTTTCTGCACCTCGAATTTCAGGCGTGTCAATCCCTCGCAATCTAGTTTTTGTTTCCGTGTAAATATTTAGTCCCATTGAAACTAAAAATAAAAATGAATCGCCATCATAAATTTTTAAAATTCTCGCTTCGTATTCATACATCGTAAATTCTCCCAAAGTAAGTTGCTAACACAATCCCAATTATGCAAAAAACAAACACGCATAAATTTAAAATAATTTCTTTTTTTGACATTTAACTTCTCCTGACTCGCTTGATTCCCATTAAATTTTGTATCTCATCAATCGATTCTTTCGCCGCCAGCATGAACGTGCCAGTTGAATTCGATTTAATTAATATTTTACTGTATGTCGTTTTCGTTGTTGTGTTCTCGGCCAAAGTTATTCCTAAAACGTCTGATACTAAAACATCAAGAAAACCTTTGCCATCGATTCTTGTTAGTTTGATTTTTTTCACGGCATCACCTTCACGTAGAGGTAAATCAAAACTAAGCTAATTGTTATTATTGTAATTAATATGCTTTTCATTTTTTTTCCATCTGTTTTTGTATTTTCTTTGCAAATTCTTTCACATCTCGTTTTGAATAAGAAATATAATCTTTCGTTGCGAAAGGAAGCCTTGGATATGACGGCCTCATAATTATTCCAAATTGGCACGTGCATTGGAATGCATAACTTCGTTTTTTTATTTTATGCCACAGAATATATACTCCTGTAGATTGGCAGGCGCTGCATGGTGGTTCCTTTGCAACCGCTGCAAGCCTTTTGTCAGTTTCGGTTATTGATTGATACTGCTGTGTCGATTTTGCGTACTGGTTCATTTCTCACCGCCAGATTTGTTTAAAATATTATTCGCACTTTTCACCATGTTTTTTAAATCAAATGTTTGAATTAAATTTAAAGAATTAAGTCCTCCGTTCTCACTTATGAAATTACTTTCATGCTGATTAATGTTTATTGAAATATTTCCATACCCATCGCAAATGCATTGATAGATCTTGTCATAACTTATAAATTCTGTTTTTGATTCTGCTACATCGTCTTTCCAATCATAAGTTCCGTTTAAAATTTTCATTGAATTGTCATATTTCAAAACGAACAATAAATTAAAGCTTTTGTTTGCCATCATGCTTTTGCTTGATTTTATTTTTTCGAATATTTTCAACCATGATTCTTTTTCTGGCATAAAGCCAATTGCTTCCACGAAATTATTCCTCGCATCATTACCTAGAGAGCCCGTGTACATTTTTACGCTGCCCATAAAAAAATCATTCCACATTTGAATTATTTGCATCTCGTCAATTTTTTCAGATTCAGTAGTATTCTTTCCATTCTTTTCATTCTTTACATTCTTGTTAGTGTTCACTTGTTGTTCGCTTGTTGTTCGCTTGTTGTTCGCTTGTTGTTCGATATGCTGTTCGGTCGACTGATACTTGTGCCAGTTAACTATTGATATTATTCGGTATTTTGATGTTTTTTGTTGTTCGATTTGTTGTTCGATTTCGAGCTTTTTTAAAAATCTTTCTACTTTTGACTCGCTCAGTCCCGTTTCTAACGCGATAGCTTTTCTTCCGGTTGTCATCTGTCCCGACTTTACTAAAATGCCATTGGAATTATAGTTATCTTTGTGATTGGCTTTTAAAAGTAGATGCATCCAGAACCCTAACATTTCCACATTTTTACCATATCGAGATTCTTTTATGCATCGATGCATTTTGATCCATCCCTTCATTTGACCTCCATTTGCCATCATTGGCGTATAATAAATAATGAATATTTCGAAGTTTTTTTTAGAAAGTATATTGATAAAAACAACTAAGTGTACTAGACTGGATTTATCATTCTTTTCCATTTTATTGCACTCAAATTTTCGACAAGGCGAGTGCAATAAAAAACTCCTTTTTAAATTCAGAATTTTTTAATAACGAAACGCTAAGGTAGTTTTATCAATAAATCAAATGCTTTGTTGATTTATTTTAAATAATTTTGGTTGCATGTTTTTATCGATTTGCAAAGGGATTTAATTAAGTTAGTTCTTGGTATCAATAGACCCCCTTGCCAAAGTGTGATTATTTGACATTAACGCGCTGGTTGCATATTATGGCAAAAATTTATTTAACAAAGGGATTTACAATGGCAAAAGCAACGAAGAAGACAGCAGCAAAAACGGCAAAAAAAGCACCAATGAAAAAGGTTACAGCAAAAAAAGCACCAACTAAAAAAGTCGCTGCCAAAACTGCGACCGTTAAAGTAGCGAGAGCAACGACTATTAATGGTCGAAACCCCATCGCTTTAACACTAGGTCAAGCTAAGAAAATTCAGAAAAAATTAAAAAACATTGATTTTGAATTTAACTTTCTTGATGAAAAAATCATTTCAGTTACAGCATAAAATACAGGTCTTCCTTAGAATTACTCGACCTTATAAAAAAGTGTAAAATTCCGATTAGGTGAGATGCCTTTATTAAAAGATCATTTACATAAATTTATTCGATGCATTCTTGCTCTCATGACGTTCTTTAATTTTTTACACCAATCTTTACGACTTTTTTTAGGAAAACTTTTTTTGAATTTTTTAGGAAACGCGAGATATTTTATTTTCAAGTTGCTGATAGTGTTATAATTATCAACTTGCTGAATTAGTTTCGATCTACCAGAATCGCTTATAAGACTTTTTATTTCAACTGCGACTTTGCCCTTGAATCTTTTGTTTAACATGCTTAAAACGGCATCGTAGAGAGGCACGTCAGGCTTTATTTTGACAATTTCATTGTAAGTAAGTTTATCGATGTAAACTTTCTTTTTCTTAATTAAGCTGCGGTCATGATGCACAATTAAAGTTTTATCTTTCGTTTCTCTAACGTCAAATTCCCAATATTTAAAACTTTTATGATTATAAATTTTTTCATCGAGTGCTGCTTTTAAAACCTCGATAGTGTTTTGTCTTATTCCCTTAACGACATCACCGCCTAGTCTATGACCTGCATTTTTTTTGCCGTATTTTATATAATAGTTTTTATTTTGAATAATTTTCTTGTCATTACTTGAGCATGATATTAAAAACGCTGCACTTATCAATATTAATATTTTCATTTTTACCTTATACGCTTATGGCGCACAATAAATCACGCCTATGATTAATTTTTCTTATTCTTACAAAGCCCTTGTCGGTCTCTTTACGACCCTCGCCAGATGCTTCAATTAAGTGCTCACTGTCGATAGCAACTGCAACATGGGTTATGTTTTGAAAATCTCTTCCAAAAAATAAAACAGAATCTTCACATGGCTTAACAAATGGCTTTCTTATTTTATCGAATAGCATTCTTGAGTTATAATCTTTTTTTCCTATAACGCCTTTCATTCTCAATAGCTCACATACAAACGCGCTACAATCAACAGCAATCGCAATATCGTTTGCGCCCCAGCTGTAAGGAGTTCCGATAAAACTTTTTCCGTACTCCCACATTCTCATTATAATGCTTCTTCTAAATTTATATTTTTCAGATGATTCTTGTTTCCATTGAGTTTATTTACAATGTAATTGAGACCATTCAAAAAACCTTGATGATCAAAGAAATCTACGAATTTTTGACCGGTAACTTTATTTCTTATACACCACAGGTAAATTTGATGCTCTCTGTGATTACTTTTCTTCTTAACGTAAAATGCTTGTATTTGTTTTATATAAAAAAAGGTTTGAGGCGTCCCATCGAATATCACGTCTAATACTTTTCTTATCTGATATAAGTTAAGACCATTATTCATTTGAGATTGCATGTTTATTCCTTTCGATTAGTTTTTCTGTTAGTCGTATGTTTTCAAACTCAATAGCTTTCTTTTCTTTTTCCAACCTTTCAATTAATCTCTTTTGCGCCCCACATATTGAACCAAGTTCAAGACATATATTCCTACTCTCTTCAATCAATTCTTCAAATTCTTTAAACATTTTATAGCTTTTATCTGTTATTTTTGTCATCGTAATGCCTTTTTATTTTTCTAGCTTTTGGGATTATTTTTTTTGCCAAATCCTCCGCATAAAACCCTGTTATTTCGTCGCAATATTCTATAGGAAGATTCCAGTTTTCTTCATTTGATTCAACATCGCACCTTTCAGGAGAAGTTGTTTTGATATTCATTAAATCGTAACAACGGCAACGGCATCTTTCAAACTCAAACGATACATCGCACATGATTTTTGGTTTTATTTTAGGACCTTTGCAACTAATCGAGAATATCGTCAATAGACTTATCGTAATCATTTTGATTTTTTTCATCTTTTGCCTTTTGCATTTTCTTGATTGAAATAGTCCCGTTTAATCGGTCGTATTGATAATAACCTTGTCGGATAACTTCTTCTGCTATTGGTTTTGCTATATATTTAAAGCCATACTTTACGATTATCTTAACGATAAACGCCTTAATGCCTCCTATTGTCGCAGTTCCAAATAACTTAAGAGCGAGAACCTTGAATGCCTCGCTCTTTAAGTATTTTAAAAATATATTCTTAAGCGTTATCAACATTTCCGTCAATCTTGTCTACTTGACTTAGGATTTGCGATTTAACTAAAGGCAATGCTGCCAATAATAAATCGTCATATTTGTTTTCTGAGGCAATTGCAGATTTTTCAACCCATGTAAAAGTTGATTCCACTAAAACTTCTGCAAGATCTTCAGCAACTACAATGCCTTTTCCTTTAAGTTCTTCTAACAATAATTTTAAATCGTATGACTTTACCATATTCATTCCTTTGCTATATCTTTGTTAAATTATTTTTTTCTTACACCTGTTTTTCCTGCTGTAGGCATAACCTTTCTTGGCGAGCTTTCAGGAAAATCTTGTGGACTAGTCGCCGCTACGAATGTTTCAACATAAGAGTCGATTGTATCAAGAATTGCTACCATTCTTTCGTAATCATGACCGATAAGGCCAGCACCTAACCTTGAAGATTGCGCGGACATAGATTCCGTATATAATGTCTTTAAATAAACGACGATATCAATAAGCGCATTATTTTCCATTTCGCCAATAGGGTCAATCAATGGAACAATCATACTTGTAGGATGACTTTCTGGTAAATCTAAAAAACCACCATCATCATCTTCCTGGAGTGACCATACCCAGTCAATGTAAACTCTAATGTCTGCGATGTAAGCAGTAAGTCTTGTCTTGTCAGCTGTTGATAATGCCGTAACTCCGGCACTTGCGGCTTTTGATATCTCCTCTGTATACCTAGAAATATATCTACAAATAGCAGCAATGTGTAAGTTAAAAGTTTCGTTTTCCATTGTAACCTCCTACGGTGTTTGAGCTAATATACTATCAAGAATTGCCAGAACTTCAAGTTTCATAGCGGTAGTTATTGCAACTTCGTCTGGTGCAATGGCCTCTATTAAAGTTTTTGCTTTCATTGGTCTAGAAGACCTAAGTGCTTTTTCTGCTTGATCAAATGTCGCCTGCATGGTGTCTAGTTGTAGTTGAGTTAAATTGTTTGCAACATTGTAACCAGCTATTAAATCAAGTGCCGCTTGACAAGCATTCCTAACAGCTTTTCCTGTTTGAATTTTTACGGCCATTGCATTGCTCGCTGTCTTTTCGGCATCTAGAATTACTTTCTCAGATTCAATACAACCTAGAAGAACCATATCAGCAGCATTTTTTCTTTTATGTATTTCATTTAAAACTGATTGCGCATTTACTTCATTGTTTCCACATCTCTTTAAAAGCACTCTTGCATCTTGAATAAATAAAACTCTATTTCTCCAATCAAGTTTCGCCTGTTTAGCTGCCAAAATAGAATCAACTTCTGTCATTATTACTGCTTTCGATGGCTTGCTAAACATCATTATCGTTTCATAATATTCTGGAACAACTTCCGCAGGCGTTATTTCAACGCCATTTGCATCATAAACGGCAGGCGCATATTTTTTATTTGAATACCAGGCGTAATCGACCTCGTACGAATTACAATTCACTAAAGAGCACCCAACTCTTGCAAAGCCGCACCTTGCTGTTATCACATCGCCATTCTCATCTGTAACTTTTGCCGTTGGGTCACAAGCACTAATATATTTTTTATGACTAACTTGCTTAATAGTGGGAACTAAAACTTTAATTGCCTTGTGGAAAAACCTTGAAAACTCTTGCTCCGTTGCCGCCTCCACGTTCGTTATTAAAATCAAAATCAAAAATAAAAATTTCATATAAACCCCTTTGTTATTTGTAATTAATTAAAATTCCTAAAGCAAAAACTGTTATTATAATTGTTATCATTACAATAAATAAAGTTTTCATTATTGCACCTTTCTTATATCGCATTGCGAATATACGTTGTATGTTAACGGATTGCCGCTTTCGTCAGCAGATGATATTCCTAACCCGTTGGTAGCTCTTAATGTAAGTGTATGCTGCCTTAATTCAAATTCTTTAGTTATGCTTAATGTTATATTCCCTTTAAGTTTAGCATCTACTTGGACTTGGTCTGTTGAGTCTGTATATTCAGACTTTCCAATAATCGAATTAACAGCATCTGAAGTATTGTATAAATATGCTTGTGTGTTGTTGACATCAAAAGCCGGAGCTAAGCAGCTTATAATATACTTACCTTTATTTAGGCTAAACCTATTTCCTGTTCCGTCAATCCCAGTTGTTCCTAGCGTGATACTTAAAAATTCACAGTCACCACTTGCTGTATTTAATGTTCTTGTTTGAACTCCTGCTGTAACCGATCCACCACCATCTATTGCTGAGCTTTTCCTATCCTCAATTATACAAGTTCGAGTAGCAGCAAATTTTCCTGTGACTATGCCTGTTTTCTTTTTTACGTCTGAAAGTTGACTTGAAACATCAACGGAAAACTGCTTGTCTGATCCACTGTATGGCGACGCAGTGTCGTTAGAATTAAAAGTAAATCCTGCTGTCGTTAAATTGGTTACCTGACTCGTAAATACTGTTCCTCCTTCGGATACAATCGCTATTACTTTTGGTATCTGTGTGAATAATCCTACTTTAAAAACTACGTCAACCACACCCGCCGAAGTTCTATTAACTGATTGTATAAAGCCGCTATTGTCGTCACTAAAAATAGATGCTGTTCCGTTATTTGAAATTATTGCACTAAAATGATTTTGATATTCATCATCAATCGGGATAGAAACGTGTGGGCTTACTTTGGCTTTTGATATTGTAAAGTTAACCCTCGTCGTTCCGTTAGGATTTCCGTCGGTATGTGGTCTAATTATATCGCCTTTATTCAAGATGCCAGACCATGACGAAACACTTGCTGTTTGCAATGTTGGAACTTCTGAAATCGTCAATCTGTCCGCGGCATTTATTGAAAGCAATGCCGTTGTAAGTTGTGTAGAGTTAACTGAAAAACCGAAATCGTATCCATTTCCTGCTGAATGTGAATCAGTATAATTTAGATTATAAAGTCCCTTGCTTAAAATTTCACAAACAAGGCCTAGTGTCGCTGAATCGATACACTCGAACGCATCTGTTGTTATCGTTTGACCAACTGCTGAAACAAACGCGACTGCATTGTCAGTTGTGTAATTCGTAAATCTTCTTATTTTATTACTACTTGAACCAAAGCCGTTTCCTGTATGAAAACGAATCATCGAATCGACGGCATTCGGATTAGTTTTTCTTACCAGTGTATCTGCGTCACTTATAGTTGAAATTGAAATGCTGTTTATGGCATTATTGTTGTGCGTATAATTATCCTGCAGATGAGGTCTTATTACATCACCTTCCTGTAAAATTCCTGACCAGGTGACTGTTATAGAAAACCCTCCTGAGTCACCCACCGCAATAGCAAGTCTATTTCCTGCATTTATTGAAACAATACTTGTTGTCAGTTGAGTCGAGTTTAAGCTTATACCTATATTCTTTAAAGATGCGCCGGAAGAATCAGAAACATGCGTGAATGTTACTAAAGTTTTTTTTGTTGCTGTGAATGAAAATCCATTTGTCGATGAATTATCTATAATACCAGATGAGCTTAACGTATTTATTCTCTCGTTTGCGTAATATGGGATTACGTTATTAACTGAGCCGTGCCCAACCAATCCATCTGTCCTATAATCTTCTCGTATTTGTAATTTTTTAATCGTAGGATTAAAAGGCGTAACCTTGATGGAATCAAAAAATAATTCTTTTCCTGAATTTGCGATTGCTACTTTAATGATAAATTTAATTTGAGCGCAACCTGAAGGTGCGAATTCTCCTGTCGCGAATGCTGATCCGTTGGCAGTAATATAGGCTTCTAGTTTATGTTCTCCGTCTTTAACTTTAAAACTTGAATCATCTACACATTGAATAAGAACATCTAAATCGTCGTCGTCACCGTCATATTTATATCTAAATTGATAGCCAATTTCTGATTGTCGCATACCTTTTGGTATATCAATAACAGCACTTACCGCTTGATTGGATATCGTACTCGTATCAGTCCATTTCCACACTGAGAATTCGCCAGTGATAAAATTACTTGCAGTCGTATCTTTATTTAAATTAGAAGCTGTCCAATCTGCAGCAAGTCCGTAGTCGGCTTGACCTCTTATAAAATAATTCTCTTCGCCTTTATATTTCTCTCCAGCTTCTTTGAAATTAACAGCATCTGGAGCAAGTGCCTTTATATCTCCGTTTGCTGAAATATTATTTACACCTGTCATGTTGTCAGTGTCATCGACAATTATACCTGACTGTTGCAGGTTATCAGCTCCGACAGTATCAGACCTTAAAACTCTATTGTCATTTGCAAAAGATACACTTGCACCGACTTCGGTTTCAACGCCGCCGTTGGTTAATTTATAAAGCTTATCATCACTTTTAAAATAAAGTTTATCTCGGCCTACACTGGGGTTCGCAGGTGTGGCAACTTGCAATAAGTCCAAAATGTCGCCATTAAAACCATTGCTTATTATATCACCGCCGATTGTTAAATCATTTATTCCAGTTATATTACTTGAACCATCAACAAGAATGCTTGAATCTTTAACATCGTCGCCACCTGTTCCGTCCCATAAAACTAAAGCCGTATCAGTGACGGAAGTTTCGCGATTAAGATCGTCTGAAATTTCAATCCAATCGTTGTTAGCAAGGTCCGTTGCAAAAGTTCCGGACGTATGATCAGTCAAGGCCTTATATATTTTATTACTTTCGTGAACTACATCATCTATTTTAAAAACAGTTGCAGTTTCCCATTTACTTAAACCACCTCCCATTTTTTTCCAAACAATTCCGTCGAAGTTTTCGAAGCTGCTTGTCGTTGTATCAAAAATACAGATACCACTTACAGGCGCAACGATTGCATCTCTCTCAGTCAATGTCATTTTAGGGCAAGGCATTGAGCCTTTTGTATTAGTGTTTACTTGAAAAATGCTTGACGCATCCAAAGCCGGCGATCCAATACTTCTTGATTTATCCCACGCATAAACTTCCGAGCATGCCGTGAGCGTTAAAATAAATAATAATAATAAGTTTTTTATGCAATCCATTTTTTCGCCCTCACTTTTAAGTCTCCGACATGGGTTGCCCCGCTAATTGTCGTTGTTGAATATCTTAATGTAACTAAATTCGATCCGCCACCAGTATCTTCAAGTAAGCTAAACTCAATTTGTCCGTCGTCGCCATTTATGTCTTGCTGATCTCCGACTATTCTCCACGAGTTTGCTACTCTTAAGTATTGAATCGAAAATTTTCCTGACTGCATTACTTCCACGGTATCAGTATTTCTTCGAACCATATATTCAACATCGATCATTGAGAATTCCAACTTATCAACATTCGCAATTTCTGTCACAGTTTGATTCGTATCAGTTTGACCTATCGGTTGCGATGACTCTCCTTGAATGTCTCCAAAAATTTGAGTCAATAAAGTTCTAATTGAATTAAACCAACTTGCTTCAATCTTACTTCCGTTTGATCTTATTGGTAGGTCGGAAAATTTAGTTAATGCCATTTCAAGCCCCTATATTTTTATAATGTAATTTACGTATGCGTTCTTTGGTCTTGTTTCATTTCCGCCAGTTGATGCTGTAGTTTTCCCGGAATAGTTTGCCACAAGAGTTGTTCCTGGTCCTAGGTTTGAACCCGCTGCTGTTCCTGCGCTGTAACCATGTGTATGCGAAGCCACTTCATCATTTTGAACCGAACCAACCAAATCTCCAACGGCACCGCCTACATTCATGGCCGTTCTTCCTGCTGCATCGGGGTCATTCCCAGAAGCACCTTCTGCCGTTCCCGCATCATTTGCGCCCCTTAAAAACCTACCTCTTAAATCTGGAATATTAAAAGTTGTTGTTGAATTCCCTTCTCCGTAAACAGTTCCTACGGTTGCAAATAACCTTGAGTAAGTTGTTCTATCAACTTCACGTCCGTCGCAAATAAGCCATTCGGCAACGTCAGTCATTCCAGAGAATGCTGTGATCATTCCAGTAGGAAGAAGCCCAACACTCTGAGGTATTCTCGCACGTTCAACTCCTCCAACATTTATAACCATATCACTTGAATCAGCAACGATAGAAATATTGTCGGCAGCCTCACCTATAAAGAGACTTTTTATATAACCTTGTAACCAGCGAAATGCGCTCGTTCCAATATTCCCAGATGCATCCGTGGCATTTGCTGACGCATCTCTCGGAGCATGGTCACCTATAAATGCGCTTCTAATTGAGTTGTGATCAGATGCCTTTATCGTTTGATTACTAACTGCTGAAGGAATATTATTCGTTCCCATTTAAACCTCTTTAATGTTAAATTGCATTATCTGATTCTTGATATCTATTATCACACCAAGTATTTTAAAATTTCTATTTACGTCAATTGTTAACGTGCTTTCTGGAATTGGATATACTGCAACGTCATACTTACTTATTTCGTAAACTGGAATGTTATCACCTTCACTGGCAACGTATACCGTCGGATAATCAATATTGATTTTATCTAAAAAGAATAACTCCATTGTTTCGTAATCTATTGGAGTTTTTATATTAAAACTTTCTTTCGGGTCGCCAAATTCAGTCGACAATGCTGCGAGTATATTTTGCTGTTTCGTTGTGTTGGTTATTGATTCAGCTCCTACTTCATTTTTCTTAACTCCAAATTTTTGAATCGAAGAACTGTTTGAAACATTAAATGCCTGGTCTTTCCATGTCCAAAAATTAAAAGTTTTCGATAGGCCTGTTCTAATATCTGATATCGAAATTAAATTTTCTATTCCAGTAAGTGAAGCAGGGCCATGAAAGTTATGCTGAATATCTGTAGTCGCTATTCTTCCAGTCACATATAAAATTCGGTCCTTAATATATAAAATGCTATTAGAAATAAGTAGCAGTTCGTCAAGTGCCTCTTTTCCTGTGTTACTTTCAAAATGGCCAATGCTGTCAAGAGTTGTTTCAAATCCTACGGATATATTAGCTTGGTCAACAGTTATAAAGTCAGTAATTGTCGATTGATTTAATATCTCATAGATTGCATTACTAAATGTCTGACCTATAGATAAGTCTCCAATTGGCACTTCTATTGAACTAACGATACTTTCTAATCCTAAAACTTTCAGGCTTGTGTTTTGATCTTTTATATTTGTTCGTGTGGCATCATCATTTATAAGACCTTCGTACACAAGTTTTGTTTCACTTAGAAATGTATCACCTGCTATTGCAATGCCGCAATAAGGTGGGTGGTCTGCAATTTCCCAATATAAACGAAAAATTGAACCTCCCCTTCTAAACCTAAATATTGATTCTGGCACAGTGGGGTCTGAGTATTTTCCATGCTCATTTCTTAGCTTTAGATTAAGGTCATTGTAAGTTAAAACTCCTACTTTAAATTCGTTCTGATCAAGTTTTTGTTTAACTTTATTTATTGACGAAAAATTAGTGTCTGAAGTTATTTCAAGTTCTTCGCCATACGTTCCGTCATCATTAAATGGAATAAGGAAGGTTCTAAACCTACTCATGTAATAACCTCTACTAATCTTACAGCACTTTTTATTCCTGCTTGATATAGCCCTTTTACGAGTTCAACTTTAAAATCATCTGAAGGCCTAACTAGAAAAAAGTCCTCCTTTCTAAAACCTTTCAAGTCTAAAAAGAACTGCTCTGGGTGGTCTGCGTTTATGTACATTAAAACGCCCTCTCTTTTGAAATAGATTTCTTCAAGAACATCGATATCATCTTGAATTTTCCAATGTCTTACATCTAAGGTGCAAGAAAAACTTTCAAGTGATTCAACTATCCTTGTTTTGCCGGATAGCATTTTTGATTTTCTTTTATTCGTGCTTATCACAGGCTTTTTAATTACTGGCCACCCTTCAAATTGACCTATTGCTTCCGTACAAATAAGTTGTTGAATAATTTTATCAGCATCAACAACCTGCGTGCCCGTTATAATGATTCTAATATCGGTTGCTGTAACTAAGTCAAAGATATGCGTTGTTGTGCTGTCAGTACTTGCTGATACGTTTATTGGAGTGGAGAAATCAGTCCACGAGCTAATGCCTTTTCGATATTGAATCGTATAAGCTTTTAAGTTATGACCTACGATTATAATGTTATCAATAAATCTTTCGTCTCCGAATTCAACTAACAATTCAGTGTTTGCGGCGTCAGTTGAATCAGTTGTTAACCAGGCAGAAAAATTATTTCTATTTCTCATAAAATTAACGAACTCTTGCCCGTTATTCGATGCCACCAAATCGGTTGCCGTAATTCTAGCATCTTGGTTTTCAAGATCTATCTTATTCTTTAAATACCATTTTATTTGACCGACTTTTGTAGGTAAAACCATTAAGCCTCCCTTATTCCTAACGCAACATCTTCCTCGCGCTTTCTTTCAATTATTTCAAATGCATTATCTGTAAATCCTATCTCGATTCTTTCAGTTCCGCCACCCTCGCCAGTTTCAGCTGAAACTTCTGGTCTTCCTACAGCTTGAATAAAATCAGGTGCAACTGCTTTAGGCACTACGACCTCGCCTTCTTCAAGCAATGCAGGAATTTTATCTCTTGAACCACCAGTAAATAAATCATTCCCGATTACACCACCTCTTTGCGCCCTTGCTACTTGTGCAACTGTCTGGGCCGCTATAGTTCCCAATGACAGTGCGGTTGATGCTGTAATCGCACCTTGCATTTGTGCTGACACTCCCGCAAAGACCGCAGGTGCCGCCGGGCCTGCACTCGCTGCCGCACTTGCTGCCGCCGCCGCCGCAAATGCTCTAGCTCTTGCGTCTGCAATGAAAACTTCTGCTATCGCAAATGATTTTGCGAGTATTAAACTTGCTGTTCCACTATCACCTGTTAAAGCAATTATTGCGTCGCCGGTTGCTTTGGCAAAACCAATCGCTTTGTCATTACGTGCTTGATCAAGTGCTTCTGATTGTTTATTAAGTTCCTTTAGTGTTGCCAAAAGTTTTTTCTGCTCGTCAGCTTTTAACGCTACAAATTCATCTTTAGCTTTCTTTTTTAACGCAGAATCTTTTTTAACTTTTTGCGATACAAGGGAATCAAATTCATCTTTTCGTTCTAGTTCTAATTCTTTGTCGAGTATATCCTGTTCGGCTTTCGCCTCATTAAATAGTTGCTCTTCTATAAGGAGCTCTTCATTTTTTAATTGAAGGCCTTCTATCTCGAGAAGTCTTTCTTCCTCGTTTTTTATTTTCTGAGCTTCTTTAAATTCTGCATCTATCTTTTGTCGTCTTTCTAGAAAACCAATTTCTTTTTCTTCAAAACCTTGGTTTTTTGCGTCTGCTATTTCCAGTAAGTTTTGATTTTCCGCTCTTGCTGTTTCAATTCTTTTTTGAGTTGCTATCGCTGCTATTTTATTTTTTTCTTCTTCGGCTTTTTGCGCTGCCGTTAGAACTGGTGCTGAGTCAGGTATAGATACCGCAGCCGCTTTTTGTTCTTCTGCTTTAGCCGTTTCCGCTGCCGCTGCTTCTTGCTGTACAGTTTTAAATGGAATTTCTACAGCATCTTTCCCTCCTAGAATATCATTAACAATGTCTTGAGCAGGGTTGCCAGAAGTCTCTTGGATTTTTGGTTCAAGTAATATTTCTCCTGTTCCAAAATCTTCAGGAAGACTTTCTAAGTTTAATTCTTTTTGTTTTTTTATCGCTTCTTCATACTGTCCGATTAATGACGTTATTTCTTCGTTAGCTTTTTTGAAATTTTCAGGGAGTGCTTGCCCGATATCTTCTTCTGTAATTAGTCGACCTTTAAGTTGATCGATCTTCTTTTGCATATCCTCAATTGATTTTCCTGCACCTAAAAAGGTTTCCTTTACAGTGTCACCTGACAATGTAAGTAGACCCAAGATCGTTCCAACTGTTCCAGCTACTCCAGTCAATGCCGTTTTTGCAAAACCACCAAGCTCTGCAAATGAAACAGACATGCCAGCTATTCTTGTTGATATTCTTCCTATTGCCGGACCAATTTTAGCTAAGGTGTTTCCAATGGCAACAAAGACAGTTCTAACTTTTAAAAATGCTAAGCCTGCCGTTGTTATTATTGCAACAACTGCCGTTAACGCAGTAACTAATTTTCCTGCTCCAACAATTGCATCTTTTTGCTCATCACTAAGGGAGTTGAAACCTTTAATTAGTTCAGTCATTGAATCAGCAAGTTTATTTATGTCAGGTGCTAATCTTTCCCCGATGGTTATTGCGACAGCATCGGCGGAACTTTTTAATCTCTTCATTGACCTTTCAGTCGTCGCTTGCTTTACGGCAAGAGCATCTGCAAAAGTTGCGGCACGTTCTTGAGAGTTACTCATGCCGTCCATTATTTTGGTGAATGCGCCTGCCTGTGCTCCGGTCAAAGATAGCGCAGCACTTAAGGCCTCGCTACTTCCTAATAATTTTTGAATTGCAACAACATCATTTCCAGTCGCTATTTTTAATTCATTAAGTGATACGACAATACCTTTTTGCTTAATATTCTGTAAGCTTAATGCATCTTGAACTTCTTTTGATTGTCCTGCTAATTTTCCTTGTGCTAAAATTACAGAATTTAAAACAGCTCTAAATTCCGTGAAAGCTTGTGCTGTTGGTTTCGCGCCATTCGCCGTTAATGCTGTCGCCGCTGATAATGTTTCATCAAAACTTAATCCAAGTTGTTTTGAAAGTCCTGCGACCTTGTTAAATGAAACCGCGAGTTCTTCGACCGTGGTTACACCAAATTTTTGAGCTGTAAAAAACTTTTCTGCTATTTCTGTGCTAGTTCCTGCATCATCTCCGAATGATGTCATTGCAGACGTTAACGCTTTTACGGCGACTGCGGTATTGGTTGCGCCCGCTGTCGCAAGATCGACTGCATCTGATAATGCAAGTGTCGCTTCTTCCGCAGGAACTCCCGCTGACACTAAATCAAATAAACCTTGATTTAAATCTTCAAAACTTTCGCCGCTTTCAGCACCTAATTGCAGTACTTCGTTTTTAAGGTCATTAATCCCTTTGGATAATGTTTTTGTTGAGAATGATGATTTGTCGAGAAGAGTTTGAACGTTTGTAAAACCAGATTCAAACTTAGCAAATCGTTTTGTTGCAAGTGCCGCTGCTCCTGACAGTGCAACAAACGAGGTTGCTGATATTTTTGCAGTTTTAGCAAGCCCAACCTCAAGGCCTTTTACTTGCTTTTTTACTTTTTCAAGTTCAGATCTAAATTCGTTTGCTTTAGCTCCAATCTTTATAATAAGTTCATCTGCTGCCATTTACTTTTCCTTGTTCATTGCATGCTCTTTTTTCATTTGTTCAAATTTACTTAATGCTTCCTGCTTGTATTCTTCTTTCTTTTCTGCTGTATGTTTAACTGCTCTCATTCTAGGTTTTGTTTTAAATCCATGAAGTTTTGCTTGTAATGCAATGTCGTCGTGGTTTCCATCGTCTATTATTTCAAGCAACTCTATAACTTGCC